AATATAAAAGAGATCTGGGTATTAAGATAATGGAGCAAATAAATGCATAAAAGAGATATAACTATTGTTCTGGTAACCTCTGTTTTGCCATCTCACCCCAATACAGACATCATTGATGAAACAATTAAATCTATTAGATTTCACTTTCCAGATAATGAGATAATCATGCAGATTGATGGGTTAAGAAGAGAACAAAATCACCGTAAGGCAGACTATGATGAATATAAAAATCGCATCTTATGGAAATGTTTGCATGAATATAAAAATGTTCTGCCAATGGTTTTTGAAAGTCATATCCACCAAACAGGAATGATGCGCCTAACAATGCCAGAAATAAAAACATCATTGCTTCTTTATATTGAAGGAGATGCCCCTCTTACAACTGATCCTATTGATTGGGAAAAATGTTTAGACATGATTGAGTATGGCAAAGCAAACACTATTCGTTTTCACTTTGAAGCCTTTATTCCAGAACCTCACAAACACTTAATGTTTGATTTAGAAGATGGATTTTTAAAGACTGCTCAATGGAGCCAACGTCCACACCTAACCAAAAAGAGTTATTACGCAGATGTTGTCTTGCCATCATGCGACAAATTCTTTTTTATAGAAGATACTTTTCATGGCAAAGTTCAAGATGATATGCTGCCATATGATATTTTTAGCGAAGATGGCTGGAATATGCATAAGTTATGGATCTATCATCCTGATATAAACATTAAAAGATCTTACCATTTAGATGGCCGTGATGGTCATAAAAAATTTACTACAGATGATAAATTTTGGGGATATAAAGAATGAGACTAGGTATCATAGCAAGATCTGATAACACTGGCTTGGGTAATCAAACCAGAGAACTAGTAGACATGCTGAAGCCTGACAAAATTCTACTTATTAACTCAAGTTTTTTTAATCAAAATAAACAGCACCCAGAGTGGTATGCGGGTTATAACTGCATTACAACAGACAGAGGGTTTCCTAGACAGGGTGAGATAAAAGAATTTTTACGAAACCTTGATGTTGTTATTAGTTGTGAAACTTTTTACTCGCAACAGTTTATTGATATGGCTAGAATGGCTGGTATAAAAACCATCCTTCAATATAACTATGAGTTTTTAGGTAACTTACAACATGAAGACTGGTCATTACCAGATGTATTATTGGCTCCAAGTACTTGGCATATAGATGATATTATAAGGTTATATGGTACTAGATGTGAAGTTATTCATCTACCGCCACCAACCGATGCAGAGTTATTTAAAGATGTAAGAAATATAAATGCACAAGACCATAAAAGAATTTTGCATGTTGCTGGTAAGGCAGCCGTTAAAGATCGCAACGGTACCGAAACTGTTATCAAGATGCTTGAATATTCAAAGGAAGATTACAAATTAGTTATTAAAACACAAACACCTTTAGAAATTAAATCAACAGATGAAAGAATTATTATAGAAACCGATAACGTTGTAAACAAGCAGGATCTATACTCTGGCTATGATGCAATGGTATTGCCTAGAAGATATGCTGGTTTATGTTTACCAATGAATGAAGCATTGATGAGTGGCTTACCAGTGTTTATGCCAAGGGTTTCTCCAAACACAACGGTATTGCCAGATGAGTGGACACTAAAGGCTGAAAGAATTGATAGATTTAAAGCAAAAGCAACTGTAGATGTTTGGTCAGTTAGTCCTAGATCACTTGCTGAACTTATTGATAACTATATTGTTAGTGATAAAGAAGCAATGAAAACAAGGGCATTTAATTTAGGGTTTGAACATTTTTCAAGAGAGTCATTAAAAGAAAAATATATAAATATTATTAACTCATAAAACAAAAAAGCCAGCCTATTTCTAGACTGGCAATTCTGTAAGTAAATGTTACTTCTTTGGTGCTGCCTTCTTAGCAACAGCCTTCTTTGCAGCCTTCTTTGCAGGTGCCTTAGCAGCCTTCAGAGCCATCTCTACGGCCTTAGCATCTGGCAAGATACCAAAAGCCTTGTCGTTAGGGTTGATTGCTCTAATTGCAACGGGTGCAATTGCTGCAACAAGGGCAGTCCATAGATCTTTTGGATCTGTTACGCCTGCCATGTATAGTGCAAGGCCTGATGCAAGGACTGAACGTCCGTATGATGCAAGTAGTGCCTTTAGTTGTTCTGTGTTCATTTTTCCTCCTAGGATAGAACGTTTATTAGTATAGCACGAAAATCGTACTAATTATTTTAGTCTTTTGCCAGAGTTCCATTCATCTTCTGTAAGATCACCTTGAATAACATTTAAATATTTTGGCCCTTTAGTATAGTACCAATGATCAGGCTCTACAAAATGAAAAAATATCATTGCAACATGCTGTGACTCAGGATTTGGAAACTCTGGCCTCCAGTGCTCTTGGTCATTTCCATAATATAAAACTGCTTCATTTTCTTGTAAAGTATATTCACTATCTTTACCTTTATGTTCAATGCCAATTGCCCATGGCTCAGTTTGATATAAACAAAGATCTACAGTATATGTACAGGCATTATCATCTACATGCCTATAAAGGTTTGCCCCAGGACCTTGATAACGAGCAAATACAGAATAAGATGGCAATAAAGTTTCACTATTAAAAATTTTTCTTGCTAAAGGTATAAGTTTTTCTCCATACTCATCTATAACGGGAGAGTTTACAATATGTCTTCCAAACGATCCGTCCCACTCTGTAGGCATTGGCCAGTTTTGCATAATAACTTTTAATTCTTTATGCTCTTCATCACTAAAAACATTTTTAATAATTACAGGCTCTTTTACTTCAATCTTTGACACCTGTCCTCCTAATTTATAATCTTAAATAGTATAGCATATCCAGCCCATAGCCCTACAATTCCTGCTACCCCTGCAAAAACTGGTGGTGCAGGAACTGGCAATTTAAATGCAGCAAATACCACGCCACAGCCAAACCCTGTTAATGTTGATAATAATATATCTCTCATTATTTTATTTCATCCTCTGGAAGTAGTATTTTTAATTCTTTATATGCTTTTGAAATATTTTTCATAGATGGATAGTCTGGTCTTGACATAGACAAGGCTTCTCCATATTCATCAAAGTGAGATATATCTGCATCAACATCATTAATAAACCTAGTTAATCCTTTTTGCACACTCTCAATATATTCAAATGCCCATAGTCTAGAATCAGAAAGAAACTTAATAAAGTTTTCTTTGTGTATTGAGTCATCTGATTCTTCTTTTGTTTTTGTAGACTTATTTAAATCAACATATTCTTGAAGCAAAGTCTTTTCAATAAAAAGTTTTGAAACATCTCTTTTAAGTTTGATAGATTGTTTTAAAACTAATATGTATGAGGCTGCAAAGCAAATTGACAATGTTGCAAAAAAAACAATAAAAATATCTTTCATATCACCACTCCACATATTTTAATTATACCCTAACGCTGGGGGTTTGTCAAACTATAAAAATCTTTAAAGTTAGTATTAGTAAAGATCTCATATTCTTCAAGAGTTCTTACTTCTCCTGCACCAAACATTCCAGTTTCTTCACCACAAAGAATTTTTTTTTGCTTCTTGTATGAGATTTCTTCTAACTCTTTCCAAGATAGACCACGTAAGTTTCTATCTTTCCATATTTTATTATATCCACCACGAGAATAAAAATGATAAACAATATTTTTTGATGGAGAGTATATATCCCATCCTCTAGTCCAAGATCTCATAGCAAAACAAATCTCTTCACCAAAGAAACTAATTTCTGGATCATAAGGAACTTCATCCACTATTAAACCATCTGAAAATATAAACCCACCAAGGACTGTCTCAGATAACTCTGGATTTTCTTTTAACTTATCAGAAAACTCAAACCTTTCTGCAGTCCACTGATTTCTTTTATTTAATGACACCCTTTGTCTAGTAGGATATGGCTTTATTTTTGGATTATTCTTAATTAAAAACATACCGCCATTTCTTTCAGGATCAAAAGGTGCTGGAAAGTATGATAGCATTACACGACTATGTCCAGATATATTCTTAGCCCTATTTAATTGATCAATAGATAATGTATCCCAACCAGGAGCAAACCTTGTGTGTGAATCAATTTGAAGAAAATATTCTTGACTATCGTACAGTTCCATTGCTTTTGCTCTTGCATATCCCGCACCCCTTGCTTCTTTTGGATGCATTTTAGTTAAAGATATGTTTTTTATACCGTCAAGACTAAAAAGTTCTGAGTCAACTCCTTGGTGAACAACTCCAAAGTATAAGTTATCTGGATTGTTGGCATTACTAATAG